GTCTTCGTGGACTGTACGCTGCAACGCAAGAGGAAGCCCGTCAAAAAAAGATATCTGAAATTGTTCATGGCATCTATGGACGCGTTCTTGCTACCTCCAAAAGTAGTTCAGTGACAGTTTATAAACATGATTGTAAACCTCATATATCACATCCAGGAGTGGGAGGATGCATTGGATGCGATCAGCATAATAATAGGTTTGGTCGCCCTGTCTACCATATTCACACTCTGGATCCCTTTTACGAAACAAATATGGAAGATATTCTAGCCAGGCTTCAATCCATCTTTCCAGATTCTTCCGTTCAATACAAGCGGATTACGAAGGGGTCCGATGGAACGGTGGTGGATCTTTCCACGATTGATATCTCACTTCGTTCATTGATAAAAATAGCTGAAGATGTGCATTACATTATTATTGATTGGGCTTGAATTGTTTTAGACTTTTTTAAAATTTTATATTATTATTCATGATCTTTCTTGAATCGAACCCCTTTGAATTCCACATCGGTAGACCCTTTTGCAGCAATTAATTTCATTCGTTCTAGCAAGGCCGCTTTTTTAATGTCTAACATTCCTGATGTTCTCTTCCATTCTTTATATTTGAGAACAACATCTGACATTCGAATAGGACCTGCTCCCGCCTCTACCACTAAACTATCATTTGCAAAGGCGTTAAAGGGATCATTTATTTCCATAAATTTTCTAGTAGCAGATTTTATAATTTCTGGTTTTATAAGGTCATACTTTAAATATTTTTCAAAATAATGAACTAAGATTCCTAAATAAGCTCCTCTCCAAGAAGTTTGGCGTATTTTATTAAATAAATCCAAATCCTTGTGATAGATATTATGCACAGGATCTTCTGCTGTACCTGAATCCACAAATGTTGCAATATGCGGAATTACACAAATACGTCTTGCTATACTATCATTTGTGGTTGTAATAGAAGGAAAATCATTACATGCCATGAAAAGCTTACCCATTATTTTAATATTTCCTAAAACACCATCGCATATTTGTAGTATACGACTGGATTTAAGTGTATCTCCTACATCTGAAATGTCTATATAAATAAATCGTTTATTAGTTAATATTTGTAATGCTGGATTATTTTTATGAATAGTTGAATCGCCTTGTGATAATATTTTACTATGCATACATGTTGCATATGCACCAAATGTATATTGATTTAATAGATTTATTATTGATTTTCCATTTGATCCTCTTCCGTGTTGAATATAAAATTGTTGTTCGCGATTTCTTCCATACAAACAAGAAGCATACAGGGTGAACATATATTCACGTAATTCAAGATTTGGATAAATCTTTTTAAATAAATCAAGAATTGCATTTTCCTCAGAAGTAGGAGCAGTAGGATCATAAAGTTTATAAGGAATGGCTTCAAGACCATTACCACGTCCCATTTGAAGTGTAATAGTATCATCTGAACTATATGTTCGAAAGGTTACACTCGGAGAAAGCTGTAAAACACCATTACAGGTTCCTATCATAGATAGATTATTATCAGCATCATCAACTGTAGATGAACTTGTAGAATCAGGTACATCATCTTCAATTGTAAGTGTAGATGAAACAGTTTCAACTATTACTTTTGGTATATATTTATTACACACATTATCAATATCTTCAAACATATCAATAATTGTATCAATTGGTATTTTATAGAATTTACCTGATTGATATGGTTGTATAAGTGCACGAAATACAGATTCTTTTACAAGTGAATATTGTATAGGTTTTGAAATTTCTACTTTATAAGGATATGGAACTGTTTCAGACCATTTTTCAGCAATTATTTCTGGTATTCCTTTTGATATTATATCTACGATTAATTCGGGAAATAATCGATTTGAAAGACAATATAAATATCCATCCGACATATTACGATAATTTTATGAAAAGTAAAAGTTGGATAAATTTCTTTATCAATTTTAATCTTACAGAAACAATTTAGAATTGTTTGTATAAGAATTTAATGTTATCAGTTCAATAAAAAAAGAACAATACCACAATAATCTGAATATATTCGATATATCCGGCTCCGGCAATTGTTTAGTTGCTGTACGCCAACCCTCCCATGCCACTCATGATGCGGAGGACGTTGTAGTTCACGGCATAGACACGGACCTGGGCGCTGGTCGTGGCGCTGACCGTGTTGTTCGTGAGCGTAATGAACAGCGTCGCATTGTCAATGCGGGAGAAGTTGCACGTGCCAGAAGGCTGGTGCTCCTCGGGCTTGAGGGCGAAGCTGTACACGTTGATGCCAACCGCGGGGATATTGGTGTGGTGCTGGTAGGGCTGGACCAAGTTGAAGTAGCGACCCTCACGCTCGTAGAAGCGATCGTGGCCGTTGAGCTGGATCTTGGCCGTAACGATAGGATTGTAACCGGCCATGCCCTCGACACGCGTAACGGAGTACCCAGACTCGAGGACGGCGCGGTCCCACCAGTCGGAGTAGTTGAAGGGCTGCTGACCCTTGAAGGGCTGGATGACGGCATCATCGCAGCTGACGAAGGAATCACGCTGAACAACCCAGACAAGCTCCTTGCAAGGGTGGTTGAAGTTGAGCTTGATCTTGTTGGAGGAAGAGGTGACGGACTCCGCACCCGTGAACTGGAGCTGCTCGATGAGGTACTCGTGGGAGACCGTGGCGAAGCGGCGACGCTCATCCGTGTCGAGGTAGATGTAGTCGACGTAGAGAGAGGCGCTGACGAGGCCAGAGGCGGCGACACGGTCGCGGATCTGGTGCGTGGAGGCCGTGGCGCCATCGGCATAGTCGAAGCAGAGGTTGTTGAGGGCCTCGAACTCGAGGTTGATCTTGACCTCGTGGTACTGGAGGGCAATCAGGGGGAGCGCAAGACCAGGGTTGCGGCAGAACCAGAACTGGAGGGGGATGTACAGCGTGTATTCAGGGGCGCAAGACGTCACCTCGTTGAGGGCGTTGGGCTCACCATAGCCGCAGTCCGCATCGCAGCCCTCACCGCCCTGAACGATCAGGTTGACGAGCTGGGGGACGTTGCCCACCATGTCGGCATACCCCGCCTGTTTGCCAGGCTCCTGGGTGAGCTCGTTCCAGATCTGGAGCCAGTCACCATAGTGCTTGTCGATCTCCTGGCCGCCAATCTCGAGGTTGACGTTGTTGATCAGGTTGTGACCAACCCAGTTGAGCCAACGGAACTGGGCGCCGGAGCCATCGGCAGCCGTGAGCTGCACCTGGGGGAGCGTGGCCTGAAGGTAGATGCGGTGGATCAGATCGCCGTTGCGGCTGATCGTGCACTGGACCTTGCGGCCGAAGTTGGCGGCACCGTTGAACGTCTGCTCAATGGCCTCCATGGCGAAGTTGGTGTGGCGACGATAGACGACCTTAAAGAAGGTAATCTGAGGGTTGCCCGTAAGGTAAATATCCTGTGCACCGTAAGCGACGAGCTGCATAAGGCCACCGGATCCCATTTCTGTTTATACCTGGTGGAAAGAAAAAAAATTTTCCGAAACGGGAAAAATCCGGGAGTTTGCTTTTTTGCCTTAAACATTTCAAGGATCTAGATAGAGTATCCAAGACCATGCTCTCTCTCGATCAACTACTCGCAGGTTCAGCGCCGATCAAATCTACCACCCCTGTGTCTTCGGATTCTTGTAAGACATTGGAAGCCTACCATCAATCAGAGTTAGAAAAAATTCGATCTCAATCAAACGCTCTTCCTGATTTACAGGCAAGGGTAAGCACTCTTCAGGCCCAATTAAAAGAAGAAGATGCAAATTCATCATTTCTATTTCATTTTGATTTAGCCTCTATGAAACGTCGTCAAGAAAAAGAAACCGAGTTAGAAACTCTTCAAGCAAAAATTAAAAAAATAGAAGCAGGAGAAGAAGAAGCTGACTATTTTTTACGAGTGGGCGGAATCCTCTTCTCCTATGCCGATGCTCGTGAACGCATTGCAAAAGGAGAACTTACCAAAGAACCTGTTCGTAAAGCTCGTATCCCTATAAATAGCGTCTTTACCTATTTTGAAAAAGATATCGTCACAAGTACCATTTCTACGGCTCTAACAATGAGTACATCAAGGGTTACTGCTAGTGATATTGTTACGGACATTGGATTCCATCGTGATAAAGCCTTGGAACAATATTTAACTGCGTTAGATTCTTCTAACATTCCGCATGAATCCATCTCTTCTGATAATTTTGAAGAACGGTATGGAGATTGCCCCTTTTGTGAAACAGAGATGATGTTTTATCAAAATGAAGCGATCTTGAGCTGTTCCACCTGTGGTCATCAAGATTTTATCTTGGTAGATTCCGAGAAGCCCTCTTACAAAGATCCTCCTCGTGAAATGGCCTATTGTGCCTATAAGAAAGTAAACCACCTGAATGAATGGTTAGCGCAGTTTCAGGCCAAAGAAACCACTGAAATCTCCAACGCAGTTCTAGATCAAATCCGTGCCGAACTTCGTAAAGAACGTATTACCGACATGAGTCGTCTGAAAGCTTCAAAACTCAAAGAAGTCATTCGAAAGTTGAAACTTGTTCGGTGTTATGATCATGTGGCACATGTTCTGAATCGGTTGAACGGTATTTCAGCCCCCGCGTTGAGTCGTGAAATCGAAGATAAACTTCGCTTCATGTTCAAAGAGATTCAATTCTCCTTCGTCAAACACTGTCCTCCTGGTCGGTCTAACTTTTTATCCTATTCCTTTGTTCTCTACAAGTTTTGCGAGTTGCTAGAACTGGATGAATATTTACCCTGTTTCCCTCTTCTGAAAAGTCGTGAAAAACTCTATCTTCAAGATAAGATATGGTTTAAGATCTGCCAGGACATGAATTGGGAATATATTGCGACGATATAGAAAAAAGATAAATATTCTATCTTTCCGAACTCATTTTTTTAAAATTTAAAAAAATGATTTAAAATAAAAAAAATATATCTATTTATTATAAAAATGCCAGTCGATTACAAAAATGGAAAGATCTACAAATTATCTTGTCCTGACGGACATTATTATATTGGTTCAACTGCATCAGAATTATCTACACGTCTTTCGCAACATAAACATGCAATCACCAATAAAACACATGGTGGAACCTATACATACTTTCAAAAAATTCCAGTTGCTGAAATAACAATTGAACTTATTGAAGATTCGCCCTGTGAATCAAAAAAAGAATTAAATGAATATGAAGATTATTTTATTGAATTGGCTATGGAAGATTCTCTATGTTTAAATTCTCGTCGA